AGGTTTACTGGGATATGCAGGTTCTGGATACGAACAATTACGTGACTGCGGACGGTACTGTCCACCACAACAGCGGCAAGAGCGTCACCTCGTGCTTTGAGATCGTTCGCAGGGCTACTCAGCAGGAACCCGGACAGGACGGCATTCGCCGGTCCAGAGCGCTTGTGGTGCGCGAGACTGCCAGACAGCTTATGGACACCACCATCAAGACATGGCTGGACTGGTTCCCTGAAAAAATTTGCGGGCACTACATGCGGACGACCAAGACCTACTTTTTCAAGGTTGGTGACGTTGAGTGCGAGGTCATGTTCAGGGCGCTGGACGATGCCGATGACGTTGCCAACCTGAACTCGCTGGAGCTTACTTTCGCGTGGATGAACGAGTGCCGGGACATTCACCCCGAGATTGTTGACGCGCTGTCCAAGCGAATTGGGCGTTACCCGTCCAAGAAGGACGGGGGGCCGACATGGTTCGGCATGTGGGGGGATACCAACCCGCCGACCATGGACACTTGGTGGTACTACCAGATGGAGCATCTGGACCCCAAGGACGGGGCCAGTCCCAACAACAACGGGTGGCAAGTGTTCAAGCAGCCGTCAGGCAGGAGTGCCTACGCTGAGAATGTCGAGAATTTGCCTGAAGGGTATTACGACACGCAGGGGCGCTCGGAAGAGTACATTCGTGTGTATATTGACGGTGAGTACGGCCTGTCGAGCGCTGGTACACCTGTGTACAAGTACTTCAGACCTGACTACCACATTGCCAAGACGCCTATCAATTTCGCGCAGAACGGGTTGCGGCCCATCATCGTCGGGATGGACTTGGGGCTGACGCCTGCTGCCGTGCTGGGGCAGTGCGATGCCAGAGGTAGGGCGCTTATCCTTGCAGAGTGCTACTCCATGGACATGGGAGCCAAGCGGTTTATCCGCACAATGCTCAAGCCGCTGCTCTACGAACGGTTCGGTGGTTGTCCTGTCATGGTCGTGGTCGATCCGTCGGGGATCATCAGGGCGCAGACTGACGAAAGATCAGTAGTCGATATCATCAAGCAGGAAGGGCTGCGGGTCATTCCTGCCAAGACGAACAACCTGTCGCCAAGAATCAACGCAGTTGACGAATACCTGATGCGTCAGGTGGACGGCGACCCGGCCTTCCTGCTCGACCCATCCTGCACGTGGCTCAAGGCTGCCATGATGGGCGGCTACCGCTACAAGAAAGACGGGACGGGCATCGACAAGAGTCCGCACTCCCACATTGCCGAAGCGTTGCAGTACCTGATGCTGCACATCGGGAGCATTGGCAGCGGGGCTGCGTTGCCTGCGCTGCGCGAGGTCAAACCGGCCATGGCAGCGGGGTGGACATAGGCTTCCCATACCCGCATTCCGTGTGGTAAGCTTCAGTTGTCGTTTCATTACGATTATCTCCTCCATCTTGCCTTGCCCCCGTCTTGTGCGGGGGTCTTTTTTGTGCTATACAAAGCGCAGTCAACCAGCAGAGAGTGCTGACATGCGCTTCCTTCCCTTCGTAGTTTTCCTGTTTTCCAGTACTTTAGCGGTGGCCGCTCCCGGCCTTTACCACAATCCTGACCGTGACGGACACGGGCTTCTCCTGACTGCCGACACCGGTTTCGGCAATGCCGTCATCTGGTACTTGTACCGGCGTGACAGGTCGAGTGCTGTTCTGATCGGCGCAGACAACTGCACTGAATACCCCTGTGTGACAGCTTTGCATGAACCCAGAGGACCGTGGATGGGCGGGGACTTCGATCTCGGTGACCCTGTTGGCAGCGTAGAAATTACCTTGCTATCGGAAAACACGATCAAAGTAAGTTATGATCTACGTGCGTTTGATCCCGAGAAATGTATCGGGGTTACTCCCGGTGGTGTGATTTTCAACGAGTGCGTGGGTAACCAAGTACTTGAAGTATTGGCCCGGTGATGTATGCCTCTACGAACCAACCTGATCGACCTTGCTTCTGATATCGCTCGCGAAGAGGGGCTGACCCGTTCTGCGGGCGGAACTCCTCAGGTTCTTGAAATCCTCGGCTTGCTCGGTTCGCGCTGGCGTGGGATGACCACGCAAGAGGTTCTGCGGGAAGTTTCGTGCATTGTCGAACGCAGCGGGCTGCGCTCTGCTCACCTAGACGGACCAACCAATGGCGACGATAACCAATAATGCTGTAGGTTTTCTTGCAGAACCCCTCAGTACCGAAGCTACCCAGCTTGTTTTAGTCCCCGGCACATCGGGGCTTTTTCCGTCTTTGGGGACGGGACAATCATTTTTCGCCACTATTGTCGCGACCAACGGCGAGTTCGAAATCGTTCGGGTCACCCGCACGCAGGGCGACATCTTCACGATTCAGCGCGGTGCCGAGAACACGACCCCAAGGGCGTTCACGGTCTACAGCAAGGTAGAGTTACGCGTCACAGCGGGAAACATCGACCTGACCCGCGCCTCACTGGCTTCCATCCTCTACAAGAACACCCGCCCCGGCGACTCCCCCCAACTGTTTGAACTGAATCCGTCTACGTACGCCCCGGTGGGTTCAGTCAACGGGCTTGTCATCCGGGTTACGGGTACGTCTCGCATTACCAGTTTGGTCCGCGTAGTAGTGGAGCCGGGCCGCATCTACAACCTGAAGTTTGCCTACACACGGTTCCGGAAAAGCGGTGACCCTGCCAACGACGGTATTACCGGCGGGATTATCTGGTACAACGGGTTCAAGAACTTCATCGCAGAGCAGATTCTGCACGAAGACAACACGCTGCTGACGACTTCCGGACGGCGGTCGTTCACGTACTCTGTCGCCCAGCCGGGGATGGAGGATGTGGACTTCTACGCTCCTACAGGTGCCCGATACGGCGTGGCGTGGATACGCACGTTCGGTGCTGACCACGAAACCGATATCGAAGTTGTGGGCCTCGTGCCCGCGCTTGATGCCCCTGCTATTCGCCCTTCTGCTGACGACATCATCATCCCTCCGGGGTTCCAGTGGCCTCCGGGCACGATCCCGCCGGGAGCAGGGGTCACTGACCCGTATGACGTTGCCCGTACGTTTTACGTCACCGCAGACGGAAGCGATGCCAACTCAGGTNCCAGCCTGTCTGTGCCGAAAGCAACTATCGGGAGCGCACTGGAAGCGGCGGAAGCAGAAGGAGTACCTTGTGCCGTTCTTGTCCACCCCGGCGAGTACACGGTACAGCCTGATACCCTGATTCCGGCCAACTGCACGTTGTATGGGTATGATCTGAGAACGACCAAGGTCATGCTGCCGCCGGGACTGGAAGAGAACAACATGTTCCTCATGGACAACGGTATCCGTGTCCGTGGGTTCACATTCACTGGTTTGCGGCACGAAGCCCCTCCTCCAGAGTGGGACGAGTTGTATCCGTACCCCCCGCAGAAAGGGTACGCGTTCGCCTTCAAGCCTGACGCATTCATCACCCGCTCTCCCTACATCTCCGACTGTTCTGTGCTGCATGACCTGACAGTTCGCGAGATGTCGCTACCTATCGACAAGGACGCTGGGAACCCGGCGATTCCCCGCACTGGTGGGAACATCATTGCTGACGGGTCGATCCTGAACTTGAACAGCCCTTTGCGTTCCGTGGTGGTTGACAGCTTCACGGCGATCAACCCGAACGGTGTGGGCTATTTGATCCAGCGCAACGCCTTCGTACAGCTTGTGTCGGTGTTTACCAACTGGTCAAGGGTCGGTGTGTGGTCGCATCTGGGTGGACATGTCACGATTGCCAACTCAAACAACACTTTCGGTGACATCTCTCTTCTGGCAACAAGTTTCAGGTACTACGTTGCTGTAGGAGATGACTACGAGCATTCCGCTCCGCTTGTCCAGAATGTGGCGCTGGCTGATGACATTCTCCAGCGTGCCGACGACATCATCAACGACATGTACGCACGACTGCTGGATGAGTTTGAGTCGGTGCAGAACTTCACGCCCGAACAGGAAGAGTTTACGCGCCGTGATGCTCGTACACTCCTAAAGAACTTGTCCGATGATTTCCGGAGCGGACAAGACCGGGGCGTTCGGTTTTTCATCAAGGGCTTGTTCGACTGGGACGCATACCCTGTGTTCAGCGCAACGCTTCTGCCCGAGTTCATCCGATCATTCGAAATTCTGGAAGATCGGATTCTTGCCCGGTCCCCGTTTGCACCGCCGGAAGCTCCGATGCTGACTACGTTGTTTGGTCTGATAAAGACAGCCGTCTCCGATGCGGTTACCAACCGGAACGCTGGGATCAACGGTGCGCCCGAAAGCGATTTCATCTTCCCGTTCGGGTCTTTGGTTGAAGCCACCGGACAGCAGCTTTCCTACGGTGGCGCGGGTGTGAACTACAATGCGTTGCCGTCTTCCCAGCGAGGTTCCGGTGTTGCCACCCCTGTCGAGTCGATCCAAGAGTTCGACGGTGGTAGGGTCTACGCCACCTTCGGAACGGAGAACGGTGACACATACCTCGGTCGTGATTTGCGCGTGGACTTTGAGCGTAGCGTGATCGAAGGGCAAGCATTCAGTCGCGGTGTGCAGAACATTGCTTTGCCGCTGATCATTGGTCTAGGAGGTAGGTAATGGCAACCCCCGTAATTACTACACCGCGTCCGCCGCTCAACGTCTTTGATGCCAAACGCATCAACGTGACGGAAAACTGGCAGACCATTTTCCACACCCCTATCTATCGAATCCCCGCCGTGGGTCCGAACCCGGAGCGGGATGTCGAGATCGTAGCTTTGCTGACTTCGTTGATTATCACGAATCCGATGCCACAGACTATTGGGGTGTCGCTTCGGATTGACGACGGGGTAAACCCGCCGTGGTTGGTACTCAACGATCTGCTGGTTCCACGGAACGATTTTGCCCTGATTGAACTCAGTAAGCAAAATCTCCCGTCTGGTGAAGCTCTTCAAGTACGCGTCAACGCTGGCCAGTCCGCTGTAGCCCATCTCTCGTTCGTATCGAACCAGAGGGAAGAATTCCGGGTGCTGTAATGCAAATCCGGTTCGCTTCGGGCAAGCAACGAGTATTAGGATTCGCGCATGTAGCGCCTAGCCTTACCCGTTTTTTGTCGCGAGCGTACGAAGGAGCCATGGTCCAGACTGGCGATGGCTACCTCCAAGCCAGAGATGCGCGGGGGTTTTTACCGCTGTCACCGGTGCGGTATTCGCCTATTGACTGCGGAGACGCGGAGTCTGATCATAGCGGTGCGGCCAAGGTTGACCTTGGCGGTGCTACGGTCACTCAGGTATTTCCGGGTTCGCCCCCGCCTGTTGACCCTGATCCCGGTCCGGTTGACCCAGACCCTGATCCACCGCCACCCGATCCTGATCCGGAGCCTGACCCTGATCCACCGCCTGATCCGGAGCCGGAGCCGGAGCCGGAGCCGGAGCCGGAACTTGAGATCACGCTACTGTCGAGTACGCCCTACTCGCAGGAGTACAGTGAAACACTGGGCATTGGCCAAGCTGATGTCATTAGAGCTAGGCTTGCACCACAACCTTTACCCGAAGTAGAAGACGAGTTTGGGATCGAACAGGCCGAAGTCCTTGAGATGGAGCTTCGCTCAGTAGTCAAACGTACGGAACCGGAAGACGAGCTTGGGCTTGAGCAGGCCGAAGTCCTTGAGATGGAGCTTCGCTCATTAGTCAAACGTACGGAACCGGAAGACGAGCTTGGGCTTGAGCAGGCCGAAGTCCTTGAGATGGAGCTTAGAAATTTGGTAATTAGGATTGAACCTGAAGACTCGCTTGGAGTTAACCAAGCAGAAGTTTTGGAAATGACTTTGGAGAGAGTTACATGATCATTCTGCCCAAGATAGGATTTAGCGGGGCTTTTCGTTGCCACGCGGTTAAAGCCAAATCCGGACGAGTCCGCATGTTGGCGGATTGGTTCCCCAACCTGATTACTACATCAGGACTAGATTACGTTGCTAGTAATACACAAAGATTAACTCGTTGCGGAGTAGGCAGTGGTTCCACACCACCGGAAATGGGCGACATAGCGCTGGAAGCGCAAATAGCTTGGACTAGTGCTAACGGAACCAACAGTAGCAACACGGCGTTACAAGAGCCTCCGTATGCTGTTGTAAACGAGCGTATTCATACGTTCCAAGAGGGTGCTGCGGCAGGCAACCTATCTGAAATTGCCATTGGCCCCCCAGGAGCAGCTACCGGGGCTGACCCTATTTTTTGTAGGTCGCTTATCCGAAATCAAGCTGGCGAACCGGCCACTATCCAAGTTTTATCAGACGAGATTTTGGTAGTTACTTACAGACACTTTACTTACCCGCCGTTGGTAGACAGGGTTCAGACCATTGTAGACGGTTCTGACGAGTACGAGGTTACTACTAGAGCTAGCGGCGCAGGTAATCAGTTTCGTTGGGGGGTAAGCACTTCAGTAAATGTCTACAATATTATCACTTCTGGCCTCAATGTAACCTTCGCGAACAGGCGGTCTTCTGCTGGGCCAATAGCAGCTATTACTGATTCCCCATCGGGAACCGCTACTAATAACCAATTCAATAATATTACTTTTGAAACTTATGTTCCCGGCTCTTTTGAAAGGATCATGCAAGCCGTATTACCGATTACGCAAGGTAACCATGTTGGGGGTATACAAAGTGTTGTTTTTAACAGTGGAAGTAACGCTATGGCCAGTTTCCAGCACGGGTTTAACCCCCCGGTTATGAAAACCGAAGACGACCAGTTCACGTTCCGGTTCAAGTGGTCGTGGGGTAACTACGAGGCTCCAGAAGAATGATACCGCAGCAACGCCTTTCCAGCGAATTGGTGGAAGGGGAGTTCCTCTTCCCCGATTTCATACCCTCAGACCCTCTTGAGGGGTTTGAACTTGGGGGTATTGCTTTGCAGGACACTTCGCTTGGGCTTAGGCATCAGGTATGGCGGGCGTTCTACGACGGTAGTGGCGTGTTTCTTACGGCCGAAAGTCTGGAGGAACCAATACTACTTTTCACAGAACCGGGGATCGTAGACCTCGACTTGGCCTTTGACCAAACCATGAACTGGAACATCTGCTACACCAAAGATGTAGAAGGCCAGATGGTAAGTGAGTTTCGTTGGTTTGACCCTACGATCCAAGACTACCGGATCGAAGAGTACCCCGGCGCACTAAACCTTAAGGTAACGCTGGATGACAAACGCAGTCTCGCAGCTACTACTAGCGATGTAATTCTTACGTACGTCCGCGACGACAATTTGTACTTTCGTGCCCAACGCGAGAGATACTTGCAAGAGTACCTTCTTGCTGAAGGCGTGCAGGGCACTCTTAGACGTTTTGGTATGGGGCTGCACAACAGGTTGATGTGGGAATTTGTAACTGTAGTAGAGCCGCCCGGTAATGGTGAAGAAGCGATTGACCCGATTGAGGAGCCGCAGGAATGACTGTCAGATTTGCATCAGGTCGTGACCGCACGCACGGGCAGTCTCAGTTGTACCGGACGCCTATCCGTCTGGATGCTGTTGCCTACCAAGGTGCCACTGTTCAGGGGCAGGACGGTCTTGTACACTATTCAAACGGCGCGCGGTGGATTGCTGTCGCGCCGGTTTTGCATACGCTTTTCGACGGCGGCAACGCAGCTACCGTCCTTGAGCGCTCCGCTACCATTGATTTAGGGACAGCGCAGCCATGATTGAACCGCAGACTACGGTCCTACAGCTCCAGCTTCGCGGCGATATTGCTGCGCGGTGGGAGGAGTTCAACCCGATTCTTGCGCCGCGAGAGCTTGTCCTTGAGACAGACACCGGGCTGTTCAAGATCGGTGATGGCGAAACGAACTACATGGACCTACCTTACGGGGGCATCGAAGGTCCTCCGGGTGGGGAAGGCCCCGCTGGCCCCGAAGGTCCAACCGGACCAGTAG